GTAACAGAGCGAATTATGAACACCGGGGTTGGACAACAAGCCATGCAGCTTGCACAACAGAACCCACGGGCTGCTGCTAGCGCTGGCGCTATGATGGACATAGGTTTAATGCAGGCAGCTCCTCGTGCTCTTAGGGAATCTTTAAAGGCCGTGGCTGACAACACTCCCACAAGTCAACCGGGGTTTTACGATTCACCAAACCCTTTAAATAAAGTAATGGCAACAGCTAGAGTGGCGGGCCCTAACATACCCACGGCTATAAAACAGGGCTTTACTCCGGCAGGACAGGAAAGGCGCAGGGTTATTGGAACAGGGGACGCTAGAGTACGGGAATACGAAGAAACTGGCGGTTCACGAGACACGATGAACATTCAAAGAGGCAACGCAATGGCGAGCGCCTTTATGGAAGCACAACGTCGCGGAGAAACCTCCCCTCCTCTGGATACTGTCGTAGGCAATACGGTAGAAGTACAGCGGTACGTACAAGATTGGACAGATGTGAATAATATAGATCGTGTCAAAGAAGGGCTGAAGTCCTACACGGACGATGTACCAGACACCGTTGTTGATACGTTCACTAACCACCTCGTAAAAGCTCACGGCGCATCTAGTGATCCGGGACAAACATCATTGGTTATACGCAGGCCAGAAACAGGAGAGTCGCTGCAGGGCGAAGCAACAGGCGTAGCAAAAGCAACATCCCCAGCGGGCATTTCTTCTCTGGCTAGTTCCAGAATAACGGGGTCTGCTAAAGAGGCTCTACCTGACGCTGATCCGCTTGAGTTTTACACTCAGTTTATCTCAGTAGCAAAACACGCCCACGCAGACAAACTACGTCTTGCGATTAGAAACGGAAAGCTGCCTGATGAATCTAGAGCGGTCTTACTTAACAGGTATTGGCGTCTGAAGATACGTGAACGAAAAGGCCAAAAGATAAACGAAAAACAACAACAAGTGCTAGATTACTTTGATGCCGCACCAAAAGCAACTCTAAACGATAAAGGTAACGGAATATACGCGTTCCAAGAAAACCACGCCTCTGCGATGCAGGATTTAGGCGGAGTAAATGATGTTGTAGCTATTGACACTAAAAATGATATGGTATACACAATGATTTCTGACGGTCACGATTTGATGGGTATGAAACCACCCGGAGGAAATGCACTGTTGAACGCTACTCCTATTTACTCGTTTAAGGCCGGAACTAAATCACCAGAGAAAAAAGGAGTTGCAAGGCCTGAAGAAAGCGTTGCTCGTATAGAAGAAATAACAGGTATGCCCAAGCAAAAAGGCGAAAGCAACGTACAGTACCAAGCAAGAGTTATGCGTGACTACAAAGGCAAGGCAAACTTACAGGACTACATCAACGTAGGCAAAAACGTAGCCACGGTTGGTATGCTAACAGGAGGAGCTTTACGTGAAGACCAAGAACAACAATGATAACCACAGCGTGTCGTACACGTCGATTGATTACCACTCTATGTGTGAGAAGTCAAAGGACAAGATTAGACGCATGAAAGAAATGGGAATGACTACGCCCCATGACCCGAAAGACAAGCCAGAGGACGTAGCCAAGAAGGACGGTGGTTACTCCATATTCTTCATGTCATAACTCACAGTTGTTACCTGTGCAGGCCAGTTGTTGTGACCCCTCAGTCATATCGCTGGCTTCTTCTATATCCCACGATATTTCCTTTGGAAAGTCCTTAACCATCTGGTTGTACGTCTTTTTGTCCACAGGCTCGTACGGTGCTTGCTGGTACGTATGGTCTGAGTAGGGCAAGAAGCTAATACCTGACACCTTGTCAAACTTGTTGTACAACCACTGTCCCACCTCTAGAAACTCCTCATCCCTGTAGTAGCAGGTCATTGACGGCTTGTGCTCACACCAGTAGTCCTGATATATCTCCCACAGATCTAACTGCTCCATAGCACCCATGTCTGAGGCTGTCACAGCGCCCTCAGGAGACGCGATAGGAAAGGAGAATACCCGTGTACTAGGGGACATTAGATCGTCCTCCACAGGGACTCCTGCGGCCTCTAGGACGGCGCAAAGTGGGTCACGAGAGTCTGCACGGACTCTGCGAATATATTGATTGCTGTAGCGAGGGTGAATCCCACTAGCAGAATCGACCAGCTGACTAACAGTACCACTAGGCTTGACCGCAGTAATAGCGACAGAAGGGTTAATCCCCAGTTTTTTAGCCCACTGTTCGTTAGTGACGATAGCCTCATTACGCATCTCCGTTAGCCACTTCTTGAGTTTAGCCTTGTCTTCCCGTCCTGAGAGCACAGGGTGGTCCATGATGCCTGTAAGCGATACGCCTAACAGTGCCTCTTCCTCTGTATTGGTCTTCCATACGTTACGTAGGTAACGGAAGTCAGTCAGGGTAGCCTGTAGAGTTCCAAGGATAGACGCAACTCGTACTTTTCGTTTGAGGCTTGCGAGCGTATCGTCCGACCTGATAACAACCTCTGATAGATTGCAAAACTGGTACGGGCGTAATATTATCTCCGAACAGGGATTCGTACCGAAATCATAGGAAGCATCTCTTCGCTCGTTCTTTGCGGCTTGCTTTTGACTTGCCACTCTGCTAAAGACACCTCGTTCACCAGATCGTGATTCATACAGACTAGTCCATTCGTTTAGAAACGCCTCAAAGTCTGGCTTCTCTGTGTAACACGCAGAGTTATTCGCTAGACCACGCTGGGGTTCATCTACCCACCACTGTCCGTGCTTGCATCGTCGGATGCGGTCGTCTGTGAGGTTACTGAGGCTGATGAGGGCGCTTCGTCTGACTCCTCCGACAACGACGATTTGAGCAATCTTACAGCAAAGATCGTGGCACTCAATGGACGTAAGTTTTCGTCCAGCTGCTCCCTGAAAGAGTTCAATTGTGAACTTGAAAAGATCGACGAGAGGTTCAGGACCACTTGCACGGCCTCCGAAAGTCTTGAGCGGGGAACCTGCAGGTCTAACTCTGCTAACGTCCCATTCGGGAACTTGACCTGAGTACAGCAGTGATACCAACTCCCTAAACGATTTCGCCCATCCGATCTTCGAATCTGCAACATTAATAACTGTGTCGGTTGCATGGAATGTCTCCGCTACTTCTGGCAGTTTGCTGATGTATTGACGCTCTACGCTGAAGCCTACCCCTGTGCCGCACAGCAAGACGTACATCAGTTCGTCAAAGGCCTTGGGGTGGTCGATAGGCAGGTAACTACAGTTGAACCCTGCTACGTTGTCACGATCCAGCGCCTCGCCTGCGGTCATCAGTGCTCGCATAGAAGGCATTACGTCTAGATCGTGGATAGCCTTAAAGATCTCTGACACATCAAAGTCATTCAGAGCACCCCGGTCTGACCAGAAGTTAATGTACCTGTTTACTGTCTCTTCCCAAGTCTCCCTGCGCTTCTCTTCTGGAAGGTAACGGGCGTACCGTGACTTGTGTATGTATTGCTGGTATGCGTCCATCTATTCGTTTACTCCTAGTGTTTCATTAATGATTGCTTGTCCTGCCATCTGCAGCAGCATATACACCCCATCAGGGTACTGCTCGTTGGACGCTACTTCAAACATTTCACCGTCTTCGTACATCACAACAGCCACCTTTACCTTACGTCCTTCTTCCTCATGTTGCATCGCTTTGACTACAAACGCTGATAGAAACTCTGATGTGGTGATCTCGTTTTTATCTTGATCTGTCTTACCAAACTTCCCTTCTACTACTTTCATAAGGCAACCTCCTTGATGAGCCAATCTAGATAGACACGGGCCTTACGTAAGTCCTCTACACCGTTCTTGTACTCGTATCTCCAGAGGTACTTCAGGCAGTTGCCCTTGAGATACCCCTTGTACTCTTGTGGGTGCATGGACGCCTTGATTGCTTCAATGGCCTCTATCGCCCCTTTGTTGTAGTGATCTGGTTGTGTCACGGGGTTATGCTGATCTTGAGGGTGGTACAACTTGCCAACCGCTGTGTCCCACTCTTTGGGAGTTGCATCATCAATACTCATTTTCAAGTTCTTCCTCCAACTCTTCCTGAAAATACTCTAGTCTTTTGAGCAGTCTGTCTTCAAACCTGTCCAGTATATCCTCAGACGATATTTGTAAGGACTCCAGAAGATCGTCAGGGTCATAGAACCGCAACAGACGCTCCTTAATTTCTTCTAGTGTCAGAGACATAATCAACCAACTCCTTTAGTGTTTCTATATTATACCATAAAATTTCGTGTTTGTCACACCATTGAGCCATAGTATTTTTGGTACTTTTGCTTACTTTTTGATTAGGCTTCATCAGTACAAATATGAGTTCTTCGTTTTCCTTGAGGCACTGATTGATCGCTCTATACTTTTGCGTGTCTCCTGCGCGAAAATATCCTTTGCATTCAATGTAGTAGACTCGTCCGTTAAGTTCGTACACAAAGTCTGGGGTATACTTTCTTTCGATTCTGTAGTCGATCTGGCACGGCTCGTAGCTAAAGCCAAATGGTTGTAACTGCGTTGCGACATCTTTTTCAAACTCCGATCTAAAGTTCCCTAGTTTAGATTTCCGTGACTTTCGGCTCATTGACCACCTCTGTTAAGTATCTGGGTCCACTTGAGTAGATAAAAGTTCTTACTCCGGGCCAGCAAGTATGCTTGTAAGGACAGTACGAACAACCGACTGCGAGCTTTTGATTTCCACTTTTGCCATCTGGTACGACTTCGTGGCAGTGCTCTGGTGCTTCCGGTTGCTCTACTAGCTTTTTTACGCGGTCAACGTGCTCCTCTATGTCGTAACTAATCTTGCTGTATACAGGAGCCTGTGTGTCCTCAGAGTCATACATAAGGTACGTCAGGTGTCCGTTCTGTTTATCCATCGCTAGCCAGCCAAATTTGGTTTCACCTTCTGAATGTGCATACCCTTTAATTTGAGCAACGTATCCAAACGGATCATCATAAGCCAAACTTCCGTCCTTGAATTTTTTAAACCCAAAAGTCGAGACAGATTTAATATCAGTGACAACACCGTCAATTTTGCAATCCATAGACCCCGTAATGCCACGTACCTCACACTTCTTTTGCTCATCAGTCACCTCGTGTCCTGAGACTCTAGTTAGAAATAAAAGCATCTCTTCGATCAGATGCCCGTACATAAACTTGACGTATGTGTTAGGAGTCATCTCCTCCTGCACATCTGGGTTGTTCACCACGTTCCAGAGGTAACGGTCGTCACGTCCGATGTTTGACATTCGCAGCTTGCGCCCGTCACGCTTCTCTGTGAACAGATTTGACATGAGCCGCTTGCAGTTCTCACCAAAGCGGTCAATCTCTTCGTAAAGATCGACGCCCTCTGCAGGCTCTTTTTCCGACACTACTTTGTATATGTCGTCTACCAGTGAGTAGAGTTTGTTCATTCTTGATGCTCCACAAAACGACACTTACGGGTGTCTGGGTGAAAGTGTACGTATTGAACGTTCAGTTTTTTCTGTATCTCTGAGCGTCCTGTTAGGTTGGTGTTCCGGTTTGACTTAACATCGATAAACTTGACGTTGCCTTCTTTGTCCACGCAGATCATATCTACTGGGCCGGTGGAGCCAGAGTTTACAAAAACTTCGTAACCACTGTCCCACAGCCACGTTACGGCGTAAAACTCTGCTATGTCACCTATCCTGTTAGGGTCTGTAACCTTTTCCATCAGTGTGTCTCCGTCCACGTTGATCCGACTTTGTACTCTCCGTCGAGTGGGCATCTGAGTTCAAAAGAAAGCCCAGCCGCCTTGATGCACTCCACTGCGAGCCAGCCGAACTTCTCTGCTTGTTCTGTAGCCACCTCCGATTGTATCTCGTCATGTACATTCCCTACGAACTTGTAGTCAATATTGTGCTGTGTTGCGTAGTCATCCAGAAGCACCAGAGCCTTCTTCATAATGATCGCACCAGCGGCCTGTAATAGCGTGTTTAATGCACTATGCTCTGATCTAACCCAGAGTCGTCGTCCGTCGAGTCCGGTGAGGTATCCTTTCCTAGAAGCCTGTCCAACTCGTTCTCGTAGACCTTCAAGAGCAGGTGTATTTCGTAGAAAGCGTGTCCTAAGCGCATTGCCATCTTTTGCAGTTCCTCCGACGATGCTTCCAATCTTTGCGTCTCCTGCTCCGTAGAGGAAAGCATAGATGAAAGTCTTTGCTTGAGGTCTTGTTGCAAGTCCTGCAGCAGTTTGATTTCTGGTGTGAATGTCGTCTCTAAGCAAGACATCTGTAAACTCCTCGTCGCCCATGTAGTGAGCAAGCATCCGTAGTTCTAGTCCACTGGCGTCAACACCAACCAGCCTCCGTCCCTCAGGAACAATCCAGCAGTTACGGCAGTCTTCTCCGTACTCAGAATTGACTGAGGGAACCTGTGCCATGTTAGGACTCTGGTGTGTCATGCGTCCTGTTACAGCACCATTAGTTATCACCCTGCCGTGTACTCTACCGTCTTCCTTGACGTGTTCTATCCATGAGTTTACTTGTGCGTATCGCTTTTGCAACAAGAGGTATTCCAAGACTTGAGCCGCTTCGGGTACATGATGATTCTCCTTGAGCGTTTTTTCATCAACAACCGGCTTACCTGTCGCAGTGAGTTCCTTCCAAACTGCACCCTTAGCTGTAAGTCTTTCGGCAACCTGCTGTCTCGACCCAACGTTGAATACATGGACCTTATCTTTGAGTCTTTTGCCTGTCTTTTCGGAATAACGTTCCTCAACAATCGGCGGGAAAAGCGCCTGTAAATCAGATTCAATTTCATTCATGCGCTCCTTGAATTTAGCGCACAGGACGTGACACAAACGCTGATCCAGTAACCACCCGTGGCGTTCCTGCTCCTGTATGATCCACTGAACCTTGTGCTCCAGATCAATACTTTCCTGTGAGAACCTGTCTAGCTCTACCATGAGGCGCTTATAAACAGCCTCAGTTAGCTCTACGTCACGGATGCAGTAGTCAATCATCTCTGGTGTCAGCTGTGACCAATCCTCGTGGTCGCCCTTGGGGAAGCCTAAGATGTTACCCCAGTTCCTCAGGGAGTGTCCACCAGACCGGCTAGGGTCTGCCAAGCGTGACAGTATCAGGGTATCAGTGACCAGAGTCCTGTCAAAAGTAAAGTCCCAAAGATGCTCAACCACAGGAACGTCAAAGCCAATTCCGTTGTGCAAAACGAACATGACCGGGGCTTTACGCGATACATACGCTTTGAAGTCTTCTTCATTACAGATTACCTCCGATACTCCGTTGTGGCGGCAGACAACACACCAGATAACCGTGGCGTCTAGTCCGTCAGTTTCAATGTCACAGTAGACAATGTTCAAAACTCTGTCTCCGGTGGGTTAGGATTGGCACACTCGTGGATACGTCCGGTAAACTTGTCGTACCGTAGCCAGCAAGCGGGGCCGGTTTCTCCAGCGTAGCGATTCTTGAGAACCCGAACACACGTAGTGTTCCTAACGTCCTCGTCCTCGTGTTGCTGGTTTCGCTCCATGCCTATAACCATGTCGGACAGCTGTGCTATACTCTGGCTACCACGTAAGTCCTGCAGGCTAATACGCCCACCGTCCTCGTGTGCTGTGCCAGAGCTACGCTTGAGGTGTGACACGAGAAACAGGGTGATGCCTGTCTCTGCCACCAGTGTACGTAGCTTGGTCATTATCTCATCTATAGCTTTCCGTTCGTCCCCGTTCTCTTGAGAAGAAACCACGATTGACAGGTGATCGAGTACGATATATCTGCAGTCGCAGGCCTTTGCCATGTGCCGTACTCTTGAAAGAAGCTCATCGGCTGATGTTGATCCCCAGTGATCGAACAGGTAATAACGTCCAGACCCCATCGTTGCTTCCCAATGAGGTCTAAGCT